TAAATTCTTAATGACCTAGCATTAGAGTTTTGACCTATGTAATAAGCACTAGTATCTAACCAATGATGTCCACTATAACCATTACCAACTATGAGAAGATGTGGACTGGCTTCTGTACCAGTTTTAGTATCAGCTACCGAAAGTCTTGCATTTGTAGAAGTTGTACCAATACCTACGTTACCAGAACTGTTGATAGTAACTCTGTCATCTCCAGAAGATGAATTTATAGTAGCACCAGTAGAAAATTTTAAACTTCCACCAGATGAACGAATTGCACAAACATTTGAATTATTAGTAAAGAATAATCTTGAACTGTCATTACCATCACTTTGTTCACCTAATTCTATTCCATTAACTCCTGTTCCAACTACTTCTAATTTTGTACCTGGAGAACTTGTACCAATCCCAACATTACCATTATCTTTATCAATTCTTAAACCTTCATTACCACCTGCTTGTAAAACTAAATCAACAGCAGAAGTGTTAATTGCGTAACAACCTAATTCTGTAAAACCACTTCCTGCTGAATTAGTTATTTTTACAGGAAATGTAGTTGTTAAATTATCATTTGCTTCAATTTGTAAATTAGTGCTAGGAGAACTTGTACCAATACCTACGTTACCTGCATTAGTGATACGCATACGTTCTGAAGCATTTGTAGTAAATGCAAAAGCATTAGTTGTATGTTCGTATTGAATAATACCTATATTTGCATCTCCACTATCTCCAAAATTTATTCTTCCAAAATTTCCTGTACCAGAACCTATTGTTATTCCTGTTGAGCCACTACTTTCTACAAATAAATCATCAGCATTTGCACTTGGTGTTACCCCACTATCAGAAACATCAACATGAAGTTTAGCTGATGGAGATGTAGTACCAATACCTACTTTACCAGAACTATCAATACGCATACGTTCTGTATTGCTTGTAGCAAATCTTATATTTTTAGCTTGTTGATGCCATATTTCTAAATTACCACTTAACATTCCAACATATCCTGACCTATTATCAGAACCATATAAATCTATTCTTGCATTTGCTGATGTTGAAACAGCATCATCAGTTAGTCTTATATTTGGTACATTAGCATCAATATGTAAAGCAGTTGATGGAGATGATGTACCAATACCTAATCTTTCTGTACTAGCATCCCAAAACATTTTAGGTGTTGTTCCTGTGTCTTCGTAGAATGAAATGTCGCCATTATCATGTATATGCATACGTTCTTTAAGACCACTACTTTCAGTATAAAAAGCAAGATAGCCTGTAGTTGCACTTTCTCTTGAACCTTTAATTAAAGCTACATCATTTGAATATCTTGAATTAACAAAACGAAGATTTCCACCACCAAAATTATCATTTGAACCATAAGATACTAATTGTAAATCTGCTACAGCATTTCCACTATCATCATCTTCACCAATACGAACTATTTGGTTTATATTTGAACCATCTGGGTCAGTTAAATTATAAGTACCACCTGTAGGATTTGAAGCTGAAATAAAATTTCCTAAACCAACATTACCATCTACATTAAGGTTACCATTTAAAGTGCTAGAATAGCCAATACCAACTCTCTCACTACTATCAATAGTAATAGCTGTTGATGTTGCGTTGTCATCTATACCAGTAGATGAAAATCCTGTTATAGTACCAAGTGAAGTAATTGTTGGTTGAGCTGAATCTATGTTTATAGTTACAGCACCTGTTGTACCACCGCCAGATAAACCTGTGCCAGCTATAACTTCGCTAATATCTCCTGGTAAAGGTGAACCATTACTTTGTAATGTACCAACTAAATTTACGGTATCACCAGAAGAACCAATTGTAATCGTTGTACCTGATTGAGGTTCTATTGCATCGACTTCTAATTTACTCATTATACTATTACCAATGTTCCTGTTACGGTTTGCGTTGCTGTTATAGTAACTGGTCCTGCAAGAACTCCAGAGTCCATTGTTTGATCTTCTGAAATTGTAGAGTTATGTGTTACTACATAAGTTGTAGGATCCATTACTGGTGAAATAGTTTTTGTTGCGGGTATTGTACAAAATACATCTTTATCTCCCGCAGTAAAACTGACAAGGTTGTCTGAGTTTGATGAAGATATAGGTGTTGTACGTTGTAATGTACTTGTAGCACTAAGAGTTCCTAAACCAACTTCAAAGTTATTTGAACCTGCTTGAACAATAGCGTAGTAAGTTGTTTTACCAACTCCAACTCCACTAGCGAAGCTTTCAAAACCTTGAGATGCGCCTGCTAAGGTAAAGTTTCCAGTACCTGTAGTTACGCTTGTCTCTTTAACTCTGTCGTTAATGACAAGTGCCATGTACCCTCCCTATGCTAATCTTAATATTGCAGCTGAAGTAGTAAATGCAGGGAACTGAATTGTAAATGTTCCAGACGTTGCAGTCTTGTCCCCACCAAAATCTAACACGGCCACCGCATCAGTAGTTCCCGAACCACCGTCAGTAGTTGTATTATAAATCAAAGCTCCTCTAGCTGTAAGTGTTACACCTACAAATGAAACTGTAGCAAAATCAGTAATCGCTACAGATGAAGATACTTTTACACCTTGATTAACAAGTGCTTTACCACCTGCTGTATATCCTGATGAAGTTACTTCCGTATTACTTCCACCACCTGGGTTAGTTGAATAATTTTCTGTTGAAGCACCTAGTGTTGCTGAACTTGTATACATCGCTAATTTATATGTATCAGATGATGTATCAAAATCGTGTTTGCCTTGTAGTAATTCTTTTTTAAATGAATTACAAATTGCGTTTGTTGTTATTGCCATAATATTTCTCCTTTAAATTTCTATGGTGACGGTGAAGGTATTTTTACCCTTGGTACACCATCATCGTATTCTGCTCGTCTTCTTCTACCCATTTGTTGTAGAGCAAAAGCTTCTATTTCTTCATTATACTTTGTTTTATACAAATTGTACATATCCATAGGTCCTTTTAAAAAAGCATAAGCTTCTGTTAAAACCCCATGCAATAGCATTCCTTGTTGATATTCTGATAAATAAGTAGTGTTTGAAGAAGTAAAACCTGGTGGTGTTATAATATAATTTAATTGAACTGCATAATCTGCATTAGGTGTAGGAGCCACGACTATAGAACTTTCATCCCAGTTTGCGTAATATTTAGGAACACCTGCTGCACCAGTACCATTGTATTCTGTTATAAAACTAGTATCTCTTTTTTCCATAAAAGTTCTATCACCTGTTGATATACTAGTTGTTGAAAATACTTGAAGTGATCTAATAACTAAAAAATCTGAAGGTGTAACTAAAAATCTTTTACCTGTAGAAAAAGATGAAGTTGCATATTTTCTTGTATCATCATAATCAACTTTACCTGCAATATCTAATTCTGTGTTTCTAATAAACTGACCAATGATAGTATCTGTTAAAACATTACTATCTACTTCAGTAAAGTTTCTTACTTGTGTTAAAAAATCTGAATAAGTTATAGCCATTAAGTAATACTCACTGTTACTGAATTAATTATAAAATCTAATTGTCTTCTTCTATTTTGTAGTGATGGATCCGCTGGTTTCATAGTGCTTATTACAACACCGGCACTTGTTAAAACGTCTGCGGGTTGGGTTGTGATAAAAGCAAAATTACCAGGAAGAGTTAAGTTAGCCACACCGACCATTGTACCTCCAGAATTTGATTTTGTATTATCGTTACTAGCAACTGTTTGTGGTTGTTGAAATTTCTGTGATCTTGTGTTTTGTAAAGCTATTGCATCCGCACTAGTATGTCTTCTACGTATTTGTGGATGTTTAGGTTCAAATTCTGAATAATGAACTAGGGAACCATTCCATTCTTTTACCATTTCAGTGTAAGGAAATGCCATACCTGATCTATCTGATATTGCTTGTGATCTTTTACCTGTTGCCCATTTAGCCATAATTATATTCCATTAGGGTAAAAAGATTGAGGAGTAATATAAGTTGAAGCTCTTTGACCATCTTCATCTAATGCTCTCTTCAATTGATCTTCATAAATTAATTTATTTTGTTGTACAAGTGTCGGTGCGTTCTTCATTGCTAAGTAGTAAGCAAGTCCTGCAACCATACAAGGTAAAAATCTAAATACCACATCAGCATCGTTTGTGTAAGCTCCCGCATCTTGAATTCTTTTAATTACGTAATATTTTAAAGTGGTGTATGTAATTAAGTTAGGTGCTTGATATAAATATATTTTAGGAATTTCTTGTCTATCCACATAATACTGTGATGGTTGACCTACAGCTAATTTATTAGGAAGAGCAGAATAAGCAGATCTATCAATTTTTGTTAAAGCAACATCTTGTGTGTTAGCTGTGTTTGCACCTGCTGCAGTTGTAGATACAAAAGCCTCAAGAACATCACTTACAGCTGCGTCTACAGCATATTCAGCTTGACCAGAAACTAATGCGTTTTCATGTAAAGCTACTTTCCAAAGATGAATTCCTCTATTTGCCCATTCTGCAAATAATAAATTAAGACTAGTTCTTGCTGATCTAAGACTGTGACCACTAGTTGTAGCCATTCCACATCTTTCATAAGCCTCTTGTATGATTTCTTCTATAGATAAATCAAATGTCGTAGTCCCTGAAGTTGCCATTAATATCCTTTTTACGGTTGTACAATTTCTTGGATTGTATCACTTTTTGACTAAACTTTGAAGACCTTAGGTTTTTTGCTATTAAATTTCTTTTTAACTTGAATTTTTTTCTTTTTTTCACCTCTAGCACCCCTTAACTTGCCATCTATTTGTGCAGATATTTGTCCTCGTCCTATTGCCATTATACTAAATCCTTAGCCTTCCCTATTATTGGTTTGTATTTAGTTTTACCTTCTGATTTATACACATGCATAAACTGTCTTCTAGGTTGGTAAGGTATATAACTTGCATGAATCCATCCAGAGTTAGGTTCTCCTGGAGTGTAAAATTCTAAAAGCAATTGATCTGTCTCACAGTTCATATGAACCCAATCAGCAACTTCAGCGTTATCGACTCCTACACATTCGAAATCAACAGCCTCAGCTTTTGCATGCTGCGATTTTTCTGAGCTACCTATAGCTTGGCAAAGCTCTATAGTACGGAACCCTGAAGTGACTTTAACTCTTCCAAAATGGTCACGTACGGGTTGTAATACATTATCACATAAATCTTTTAATTTTTCTATTTGATCTGCGTTAGGGTTGTTATCAATACCTAAACGTATGGCTGTATCTGATTTGATCAACTCTTGAAGAGTAAAGTTTTGAGAAAGGTTCATTCTTGTATAATTTTTTTGATAAACTTTGATCC